ATGGTTTCAGCGAAAAGAGGGAGCGACATTGGGCGTGAGTTGTGGGAAGAGGATCTGCAAGAATTTACAGAACAAAGCTTTCAAAATCAGTTTTTGTTTTTCCGTGAAATACGCATAATGCCCAGTTATGAAGGCCGAAAGCCTCGACGTTTTACAATAAAAGCCGCCCGATCAGGGCGGTTTTTTTTGGTGCGCTCAATTCAAATCCGCATACTTCGTTCGTTCGCACGCTGCAAGTCAATTTTAAGTCAAAAGCGTTTTGCATGAAGGAAGTGGGCTGGACATGCACGAAGTTTCCTGCACCAGCAGCAGCAGATCGACTGACAGCCCATGCGGGCTAGTGCCAAAGTCAACGACCGACAAAGGACACCGCGCAGCCTATGGAAAATTCCCCCCTTCGGTTGGCGTGGCTTGCGCCCCTCCGGGGGGTTTTCCCACAGTCCGGTTATTCACAAAATCGGGGGATAACTCCGGCAGAAATGACGCGAAACCAACAGCACAGAACAGTTTTTCCGGCAATGCGCAAAACCTAAGCAACGCAGCCAGCAGCCGCGGCGGGTGCGGCGGAGCCGCCCCTCGCCCACGGCATGCAGGCAGGCTTATGCAGACGGAGCAGAAGAGCGAACAGAGACGGGGATGGGCTGCAAATCCAGCGGTCGATAAGCGCCAGGTGAATGAGCATTGGAAGTGTTGCAGGCAGCAAAAAACTCAGTAGCTTTGTAAATGATTTTCGCAGCACAGGCCGATAGCGGCTCGATGACATAACCGGCCTCGGCCAGTTCACCTGACGTCACCATGAACGCCGACTGCGCGCCCTGCATGGCGTTAAAACTGTACATTTCGCGCGTGGCGGATTTTATGTGTCCGGTAATTACCAGTTCGAAATTCTGATATGGGTGCTGGCCTGCAATTTGTTTCGGTGAATACGGTTCAAAACCAGCAGGCAACGCCGCAGACGCCGGAGCATCCAGCCGCGCACGCTGGATATTGCCTTCGGCTTTTTGCGCAACGATCGGAGACGGCGGAGCAGGGTTAATTTTCCCAGCGATGGTTTTATAGCTCGTCCACAGCAACAGGCCAAGCACCGGCAACGCGATCAGCACCATCTTGGCAGCCATAGGCAGCGTGTGTTTTGTGACGGTATGCACATCGGCGGACTTGTACAGGCCGAACACGTGAGACGGCAATTTATAGCGGCTGCGCGCGGCAGTATCGCGCGAGAACTTGCTTTCTATGTCGCCGACCTCCGCCCATTCGTACTTGTAACGGCCGAGCGCGGTAGAACGCAACGCAACATGCCGACCGACCAAGCCGCGTACGTTCGCATCGATTAAATTAGGCCGTTGCGTAATCAGCCAGAAATCCAAGCCCTGATGCCGGTGGACTTCGAGCGCGGCCACGTGGTCGGGAACGGCGGATCCGGCCGGCCGCGGCCGGAAAATATCTTGGCACTCGTCGAACACCACCAGCGCGCCCTTGTGGCTCTCATACGGAACGGAACCGACTACCTGCCCATCATCACCGCGCACCAATATTCGCACTTCGCCGGTTGTGGTCTGAACTACCACTTCAGGGTTAGGCAGCCAGTTTTTGTTACCCTCATCATCTTCCGCATCACCATCCAACGCCAACGGGTTACCAGTGCGCTGGTAACGGTCAACATGCAGCCAAGCACCCTTATGCCATTCGCACATTCTACCGAGACGGTAATGAGGAATTTTCAGATTTGCGATATTGGAAAAAATGACACGACCAGACGCGGCGATTTTTTCCAACTCCGAAACCACGTAGGCAGTTTTGCCAGTGCCAGGTACACCAGTAATCAGCGTGATAGCCATTACAAAACCCTCCCGATATGTGACAACGCAACCATGCCCACGCGAGCCGCCAGGGCCCCTAAAATGATGCCTATGGTCTGGCCTACTCCGGCAAGATCAGCAATCTGTAACGCAGCCGCAGGCATCAGGCCGTAGTTAGAAATAACGGCAGCTTGCGCGCCATTGAAAGCCGCTTGCAGGCCAGCATAAGTGACAGTCCCCAAACCAATGGCAACCAACGCCTTTTTGAGCAACGGCCCAGCAGCACCGGCAAGAAACGCACCTAGTAACGGTAGAGCCATTTTTTACCCCCTATGCCGACCGGAAACCGCCGACCAACAGGCCAGCCGCAGACAACCACGCAAACGCCAACAAAATAGGTTTTATGCCGTTTGCGAAATTGCAATAAGTTGTCCAGTTAAAATATCCGGTAGTCCCATGAATCACCATTGGAGACGGAGCAGGACAAGAACCAGCCGAGCCAACGGATACCGGAGTTATAGCGACATTGATAGTTTTTTCGCCCAACGTGGAATCATCGACCGCGCCGAAATCCTGTTCAACGCAGATTGACGCCGTAGGATTTTCAGCACAGAAAGCGGCCTGCGGGTCAGAACTTGCGGCACCAGTACCACCACCACCAGCAGCCGCGACACCAGCCGCGACCGATTGCGCCGCAGCCACATCAGACGCCGAGCCACCAGCAGCCACAACCGCATCACCCGCCGCTTGTATCTGCGCCGCGACCTTGGCATCAGCAAGAGTTTTGGCAGCAGCAACCGCACTGGCACTATTTGAATCCACTTGCGCGCCTGTTGACGGGTCAATACAACGGATTTTACTGCCCATCTGTATCATCGATTGATTAGCCGCGCAGCCATCAGCAGCTGGAACCGTTGACGCTACCGGCAGCGTGTCCCCTCCGGTACAAGATGCGCCGGTGTACATATATTCACGGAATGAGTAATAAGTGCGAACACCGTTTTCAATTTTAGTTGCACCGTCATCGATGGGGTACCCATCAGGCCGCGGAATCGTCAAAAAGGATTTTGTCTCGCAACCAGTTTTGCAGAATGTCCCATTTCCAACGGTATAAATCGATGCCGGAATAGTGCCGGTAGTTATCCAATACGCACCAGCATCAGCACCGAGAGAAGGACAGGCAGGCATAACGCAGGCAGTCGCGCCAGCATTAGGGATATAGGGATCAGTACAGGTGCAGGTTGTAGTGCCGATGGAATTTGCAGGACAGACAGACGAGCCCTTATATCCTCCACCAGAAAACTCAAACTGACCGTATATGTTACGAACCGAACAGGTAAAATTTGTCGCTGTTACCGATGTAACTTCAGGCGGATTAACATAAAACGCACCCACGAAATGCAAATCCTTAACTTGTTGACAGGCCTCTTGTGGCGATGGTAGCCAAGGATCACCAGAATACGCGTTAACATACCACAACCCACCCATGGCGACAGTGCCCGAAGCATGCGCCGGTTGAACCATCACCAACAACGACATGGCGAGCACACCAAACCAGATCAGCGCATGGCGGAAAATATTATCAAGGCGCATGGCATGACCACCGTTAGAAATCCAAACAGCAAATAAAGAGCGTCAGCCATCAGCGGACAACCAGCGCGTTTTTTAGAAATATCACCGCCAGAGCAGCCGCCATCGCAGCGACCACGCCCCATCCCATCGACATGCCATCAGCGAACATGGCAGCATTGGTGCCGAGCGTATCGGCAGGGTCACAGCGCACCAAAATTAACGGGTGCGAATATGTATACATCTGCGCACCCGTCAGATCGTGACAAGTAATATTATTTGTGAAAATATCCGGCGGAGTGTGCGCGCTGGAATTGAGGTTACATAAAACAGGTTGACTGCCCGCCACGTAAGGAAAGCGGCCGCCGAGCGCGACCATCGCGGCAGCCGCGTCAGGCGCGCAGACCGTGGAATGGCCTTGATTGACGAGGTAGCCGGTGAGTGCCATTGCTATAGCCTACCTCGTCTAGCATTCAACGAATCGCACCATTTGTTATACGCAGCATTTTCCGCTTCCATACTATATTCCATGCTACAGCCGCCCTCATCAAAGTAAATGCTATAGCCAGCCTCGTCAACGTCATCGACTTCGCCCACGTCATCGACAATAAATTCGCCATCGCCTTGAATACCTTCTCCGCGCGGAAATTCTTGTTCTGCATCCTGTAAAGCCTGACGTTCTTTATACGTTTCAAACGCCGCACCAGAATCCAGCCCACCAGCACCAGCAGCACGGCCCGCACGCTCAATAGACGAAATGCGCCCATCTTCATAAGCCGCGTCAAATATAGCTCTATCTGCTTTTTCGGCTACGCGAACATTCCACTGATCAATAAGACCGCGCAAATCAGTATTTAGTATGGAAGCCATGGAATTTCCTTAAAATTCGCTTACATCGTCAAGGTATTCAAACAAATCACTCGTTTCGCCGGCAACAGCGATACCCTCAAAATCTGAATACGTTCCCAAATAACCACTATCTTGAGCAGCAGCAAATAGCGTCAAGTTATCAACATTTTCATAGTCTAACGACATGATAAACCCTCCGAAAATGGGCGACTGTTACCAGCCGCCCGGCAAACATTACAGCCCCTTGCGGATGAACTTGATCGCCACAACGCCGATGATCGCCACCAGAACGGCAGTCGCGACCGTCACGGCATCGGCAGACATATCGGTAATAGCCGAAGTCACACCGACAGGAACAGCGGCTTGCGCTTGTTGAACAGCCAAAACACCAGCACCAACACCAACTTTCAGACCAGCCTTGAGATATTTACGCATTTTCGAACACTCCTAAAGAAACAGCCTGAAACCGTCAGGCAGCGGATTGCGACAATGCCGCAAATTTTTTACCACATCAGCTCATAAACCAAGCCGAGGAACAGCAGGCCGGCGACCGTACCCAAAACCCCGACGAAAGCAGAGAACGCGACCAGGTGCAGATCAGAAATATTTTTCATGCGACCCTCTTGATTTCGTCCCACCACTTCACCGGCTCGGCAATCACCATTTTTCGCACCTTGAAGGGAATGATTTCCCCGGCGCAGAGTTCAGCGGATGAAATGCCGGCCAGCCGCAAATCGGCGCAATGACGCATAAATGTAGCTTTAGGCGTACTGTCTTTGGTCTGGGTGTAGCCCATCGACTTGATGAGCGAAAAAGTCTTATGCGCCGCCAGCGCGCGGCCTTTAGTCGGGCAAACCTTTTCCAATTCCTTCAATAAACTTCCCATGTCTTTAACCTCCAAACCCTCACCAATGAGCGCACCAAAAAACGATTGGTGTTCCTGCAATAATTCGGCAGGCGTAAGGCAATGCCAAGCCTTTGCCAAGCGACGAAACCAGCGCGCACCGAGCTTCAGTTCAAGCCGCAACAAGTTGTCCGCCTTGTCCAACAACTCCTCGGGACATTCACACGCACCGTGGCGCACTTGTTTCCGCAACTGTGGCCCTTTGTGGTACGCCTTCCCGGCGCGCAAATCGGAAGATGGATTCCAGTACACCGTATCGCCGCCTTTTCGGTCGGAATTGGTGCGCCGCCGTGGCGCATCGGTCGCCAGCAACAGGCGCAGGCCTTGTTTGACTTGTGCCACGTTGCCAAGATCGTAATTACAGGTGACATCCACCCGGCAGCATTGCCAGTGCTGAAAGTCGGGCAGGATTGACAATAGAGCGCGCCTGGCATGCTGTAGAAGCACTTGCGCGCCATATTCGATATCCAGAGAGCCAAAAACGTTTACGCCGCCAAATTCGAGGCTTGACGGGCTTGCACCGATGGAAATATAACGATTTGAATCGGCATCACAGGAAATTGACCAGAACAGGCCGGGCGAATCAGAACGCAGTTTGTCGATGTCCAAACTCACTTTTGACCACTTTAGCGAGCCATCCGGGTTGCAACAGTAGGTGTTTCCCATGCAATCTTGAATCTTTTCAAAAAGATAAGAACCCAACTTGTCGTTGATAGGGTGCCTGATGGTGAGCCAGTCGATTAGCATGAGGTCTCACCCATGAGACTTTGTCCGGGTATTACATACGGACCCGGACTTTTTGACGCCGCTTTGTTTTGTGCTGTGCCTTCCCTCGAATTCCCAGAAAGGAGTTCGCCCGACTGCGGGGCAGCGTTGAGGGAAGGCACAGCAGAAAACAAAGAAGGTTGAAAAGCCACCTTCCCGGCGAAAATACCGGGGAGGTGGCAAAAATCCGGCAAGAGGATTTGCCGGGAAAGCATATCAGGCAACACCAACCACAGTAGGAACGCCGCCGCGCGGGATGAAAAACTGCACTTTTCCGGCATCATTGACCATTGCGCCGACCGGGATACGCACCTTTTTCCCCACACATTTCAGAAAAGCCGGGCCCTGTTCGCGCACGTTGAAATCATCCAACACAACGCGTTTTTCGGTGCCTTCCGCACCGCCAGGCATCTCGTAATAAAGCTGCGCCTTGTGTCCGGGAGGAGTAATTGCGCCGGTGGATTTATCGGTAAAAGACTTTGTGGAAAATACGTTTACAACTTCGGCTTCAAGCATGAGCATGATTTTTTACCTTTCTGGGTTGAAAGCATTCGAAAATCGAATGCACGCTCATTATTTCGAAATCCGAACGGTTGTCAACAACTTTTTCAAGGGGATAATGTCGAAGCCTATAGGAGGGTGACATCATGACAATCAGAGAACGCTTGAAAGATTGCAAAATAAAAGAGGGAATTCAATCGGATTACGGACTAGCAAAACGCCTTGGAATCAATCCAGCGCGGATTTGTGACTACATGGCAGGGAGAAGCACACCAGACGCCTACACAGCCGTTAAAATGGCCGAAATCCTGAAAGTCCATCCGTTGCTGTTACTGGCAGAGTTCGAAGCGGAAACAGAGAAGGACGAAACAAAACGGGCTTTCTGGATAAATTTCGTGCAGCGTATCAGGACGGGAGCCGTGCAGATGTGGGGTTTAATCTTTACGGCTTCTTGGTTGATCGAATCAAACGCGAGCGGCACGCTTGACCTGATACGCATAATGTATATTATGTAA